TGGTCGAAGTCATGGTCGAAGTCATGGTCGAAGTCATGGTCGAAGTCATGGTCGAAGTCATGGTCGAAAAGCCACATAAATTATAATTGTTTAGTATATCTGTTAATGGATTTCCAGAACACGATAATATATTGTAGTGAGACTTATTTGAGAATTCTTGTAAAACAAATTGATTGTCGGTTTTATGTGTGCCTATTTTTATTACTACATTATTCAATTCTGATGAATTAAATGGATATACATCTAATGCTTTATGTAAGTCATTTTTATTCAAAGTTTCACCATCCGTTAATAATATCAAAAAAATTGGTTTAGTATGATTTTCTAATTTATATAGATCAATAATTTTATCTAATCCATAACTAATAACTGTAGGTGCACCATATTTAAATGTATAATGTTTCATTTTATTATACACATAGGTGTTATTATTACTAAATGAATAATCATTATACGCTCTAATATTATATTGAAATGAGGCATAATTTATATCACATTCCTGTAATTCTTCAACTAAATTACTAGTAAAATTACGAATCAAATTTTGGTGGCTACAATCATCATTATCAAATATAGATACCGAAGAATCAATTAAAAATACCACATCTGTGCTATATATAGGTAATATTAGATGTAATAATAGTAATAGTAAATAGTTCATTATATTATCTGTATTATATTCTTTAATATATTTATTTTCTGTTATAGAAATAATGATTTATGTTATATTATTTTTAGTATTTTACGTATTAGTAAATAAAAAATTAATAAGATTTATTAAAAATGAATGTAAAAAAATAATAAATATTAATATACAAAATGGATTTGAAAACAAAACATTATTGCGAATTATATCAACAATTAATCCATTCTTGTCTTGAAACTAATAAAGAAGTGTTTGGAACAGAATGTCCACAATTTTGTACTAAATTTACGATTCCATATAATAAAATGTGTAAATAATTATTATATATTCATTTTATAATGGAAACTAAATTAATACAAACTAAATTAATACAAACTAAACAATCATTCGCATATTTGAAAAGACAATTTAACATATATATATACAATGACATAGAATTATATTTATCATGTTGTTTTACATATATCATATTTAGTATGTATAATTTTGAGTTATATCATTTAAACATGTCTTTAATATATTGTGTATATTGGTTAGGATTAGGTATATTGTCAACCATTGGATTTGGGTTTGGATTTCATACTGGGCTCTTTTTTCTTTTTCCAACTGTTATAAATACTTACGATTTGCTAGAAAATCCATCATACTCCAAAACGCTTATAACATGTTTACCAAAAATAGTATTATGGGGGATTGGTTCTGGATTAGGAGAACTTCCTCCATATTTAGTATCGAAAAATTGTGATAAAACAAAAATAGTATTTACTAAACATAAATGGTTAAAGAAAATATATGATAAATGTCATATAACATTTTATAAATTATGCCTTCAATATATAGATTTCAAAAATAGAAAAATAATATTTGGCATAATTTTAATTTTATCATCATGGCCGAATGCCACATTCGATATGTGTGGATTAATATGTGGCTATTATGATATAACATTAGTAGATTTTATATGTCCAACTATAATTGGTAAAGGATTGATAAAAGCACCGCTACAATGTTTAGTAATATTATACTTATATGTCAATGAATCTGACTATAAATTATCAAGTTACTCCCCAGTTAATATTAATATACTATTAAATATATTGTTTACAGTTATGTTGGGATATTGTACAAATAAAGCTATAGTATATTTATCATCGTTAGAAAAACAGCTTAATAAAATTGAATAATATTTTTATCTGATTTGTATTGTAAAGATACAATATGAAATCTGACTACAAATTTTACATTGTAAATAATGAAAATGTTAGCGAAGGGACAAATGGTGGTCCAGCAAACTACAAATTTACAATATCATCATCTTGGTTTACAGTTACTGACTCAAATGGACTTTCTATCTTTCAAATGTTGAAAGATACTTACTTCAACTACATTATTAAGAATAGAGATTCATACATAGAATGTTATATTATAGCGATCAAAGATACTGGTAAAAATATAGTAAATAAAAAAATTATCTTAGACTATATGAATAGTGGTGATATTAGCCATATTGATAATCTTAAACAAACACATAATATTAGTGCTGTAACACAATTTAATGGAAATGTTGGAAATGCTGGAAATGGTTCCGAAAAAGATAGCCTTATTATACATAGTGATAAAAATTATAATATAATTTACGAAGATACTAATATTGTAAATGAAATAAATGATATTAAACTATCGTTTATGGTTAATCATTTTGAAGAAAACAATCATACTATGAAATATATTAGCAATCCATGCTTTACACTCAGCAATAATTGTTTGAGTGCAATCCTATCACACTAGTTTTTCAAGTTCAATTACCCAATTATTATGCGAATTATAATAATTTAATATTTTAACATTTTTTCCTTTCACCATATCAATTAATTCATTTTCTGAAAATAAATGATAAAATCTATTTATCTCTATATTTTGTTTAGTATCCGCATATTTTTTTTGTAAAGTCCATTTTATCATCGCATCTTTATTTGATGACCTATGATTATTACCTTCATAATCCCATACTTGAACCAACAATTTTCCTTTTATTTTAGTTATTCTAATTAATTCATCTAAACATTGTATTCTGCGTAAATTATCTGATAAATGATGTAAAACTGCTATACATAATGTGTAATCATATGTATTTGATTTTAATGGTATATTTACACAATTTCCAATAATTACGTTTTTATTTTTATTTTTACATATTTCCACAAATTTTTCACAAAAATCAACTCCAATCATATTGCAATCTTCTCTATACATATTTTTACCATTGCCACACCCTATATCAGCTATATTACTCCCTATTTCTATATTATCAATATACTTTTTAATATTTGGCCATACATAGGAACGTGTTTCACTAAAATGATCTGCTATAGTATTGTAAGTATTATATACAAAATTATGTTCGAATTTGTTCATTATATTATATTAACGTGTTAGTCTTAATTAACTTTTCTCCATTGTAATAAAATAAATATGGAATAGTCTTTCCAGTCAATATACATGTATCAGAATCATCCCCATTTTTATCAATCAAATGAATGTATGTTCCAGAATCAATATTGTAATTTATTTTTATTTTGTTCAACTTTATTGTGTAAATATTTATTCCATAGTAATCATTAATTTTAACTTTCAATACATCTACTATATCAGTATCTTTTATTGGATTTACTATATTATTTTTACATTGTTTGTACAATTCTAATTGTTGTAGTGTTTCTTCTTTAGAATAGGTCATTGGTATCATAATTCTATATTCGTGCGAATACAGTTTTAATACCTTTACCATAGTTATTTAAATAATATTATATTTAAATAATATTATAATTAGTAAATAGTAAGATAAATTTAAAACAAAATTGAAATATTCAAATTTAGACTTCTTTAACTTCATAAATTTTAGGATAAGAATCTAATGCTCCTGCCCTATATCCATAACCTTTGACTTTATAGGTTTTTCCTTCTTTAAGAGTCGCATAATCATTACCTCTATTATAATCAAATTTGAACCAAAGATTTCCAATTTGATAAATATTTCCATCTGTATCTACAACATTATAATTTGATGATCTTCGCCTATATCTAGTATATTTTTCTTGTACTGTAATTACTTTTTCAAATTTTGTAAAATGATACAAAATAACCGAATACAATAATCCTAATACAAATATGACAACAATTATTAAAATATAATATTTCAGACTAATACCATCATCATTGTACGAAAATATACCCATATATAATGTACATAATTTAATTATTGTATATTTGTAAAATTGATTTTTATTAATTATGTATAATAAATACAATGATACCATACAAATATATAAATACAAATACACGACCAACTTGCTCTGAAAGAGCACATCCATCAAATATTAGTATTGGCGATATTGTACATTACAAAAGTCGTGAATCTGAGAACAATTATTGTAGAGTAGACAAAATAACTATGAATCATCTTTACGTTACTGAAGTATATTATCATATAATTCCATCAGGATACAATGTTTTTATGATAGATGAAAATTATGACAAATATAATTATTCACACAAAGGAACTTTGAACTACAATTATACTATTCCAAATAAAAATCCTAGAGTAATTATGATTGTTGATAGACATCAACTAAATTAAAATTATATTAAAGATTAATCACAATAAAACATATTATGAATCGTTTTTTTATTTTACTCTCATGTTTGTTTATTTCCATACAATCAATAGAATCTCAAAATAGTTTCAGTTCTTATCCATATAATAGTAGTGAATGTTATCAATGTATCGAAACTATAAATTATATACATGAAAATAATATTAGTTTAAAAGAACTATATAATAATTTAGATGATATTTGTGGTTATTTTAATATATCATGTTCAAAGATTGATAAAATGGAATACAATTTTTTAATGTCTAATTCTACCCAAGTATGTGAAGCATTAAAAAAATGCGATACTTTATCCTTAAAAAATTATATCATTTCTGGAATGGAACAACGATTGCCATTAAATTTACATATTTTTTATTATTACAATAATATAATAGCCTATAGTCTAAATATATCTAATAATGGAGATACACTATTTAATAAAGAATGGAATATAAAAATAGATGAACCTTACATTGATGCTATATTTATACAAATGACTAGTGGTTCCGAATTTATAAATGGTACCCATATATATAATTGTAATGATTGTAATTCTCCAAATATTATAAATATATTGAAAATCAATACACCAAATTATATATATTATTTAAATGCTACCAATGGAATATTATTAGATAGAATACATGTTATTAATAACTATATACCCCCATTGACACAAATAGAAATAACATACAATTACAACAAAACAAG